TCTTGGAGGAATTTGAAAAAGATAAATCATGAATTGCTGGAACTGCAAACATGAACTAATATGGGGAGGCGACCACGACATTGAAGAGTGGGAGTGGGACGGAGACTATGATATTGTAACCAACCTGTCATGCCCAAATTGCCATTCCTACGTTGAGGTCTACCATCCTTCAAATAAATTAATTAAAGAATATAAAGACCATGAAAAGAAGAAAAAATGAACGACGAAATAAAAAAATTATTAAAACAGATCAAAGCTTACCGGGACGACATGGTTGCGCATAACTATCCGTTTCAACAGATTAGTGATATTATTACTAAGTGGGAAATTAAACTTGCAAAAGATGAAAAGAGATGTACTTGTGGTAGGTCTCCAACTGGTAGCTGTATCGGGTGGCATAAACTAACAGAAGAGCAATATAAAAAATCATTAGAACACTATAATAAAAACACACCGGCAACAGTATCAGAAAAATTACAAGACGAATTAGAGCCTATTAATAGTCCAATGTCAGATGAGTAATGGAGTCAGAATGTGGCAGAAATGTGTCTGAAATAAGGCACTAAAAGCCGACACCTAGGGTGTCGGCAGGGTGTCGGCGGGTGTCGGCAAATGGCATTAGGTGTCGCAAATAAGGGTCAAATGATAAATATTTTAAGTTAGGTGCGACATAAGTGTACAAAATTCATGAAAAAGCCGACACCGCCGACACCCTGCCGACCCCCTGCCGACGGGGGGGGGGTCGGCTTTTTTTACTTAAATCACTGGCTTATACCAACGGTTCTAAGAGATGAACACGTCTAATTTGTCAATGCCGACACCTAAATATTTTTTTAGCGCAATGATAAGAAAAAAATATTTTTAACCCATTAGGGGTCGCAAACCTGAAATAAGGCAGAAATAAGGCAAAAGGTAAGAATTAACAAGATGACAGAAGAAGAGTTTTGGGATAAATTCCATGAAAAGCATAACCCAGGATATTATAATGCCCAGAAGAAATACAAAACGAAAATTAAACTCAAGTCCAAGCGATCCAACTCCCATACCTTTTATAAAGTACAGGGTGAATTGGATAGACATCGTAAGTGATTCTGGTTGGGCTGATGAAAGAGAATTCAATCGCATGAGACTATCTCATCCGGTCAATGAAGGGTGGTTATACTCTAAGGATAGGGATTGTATTAAGTTGTTTGCTTCCTATGACAGGGAAGATGATGGTAACATTACTTTTGGGGATCGGACAATGATTCCTCTTTCTTGCGTGAAGAGGATGGTAAAGATTTAGGTGCATCTTCAACCTCACCTTCAACAATCTTCGCATTTAATATGGGTGCGAAATCATCTAATATTTGTTTCATTTTGGCTTCTAGCTGTTCCTCTGTTAGCTCTTCTAATTTCCCATGTTTTATTATTTTTCTGTCTATGTATAATCCTGCTGCCTTGCCGCGATTGGTTTCAGCGTTTACAGCTGAGGAAAAACTCCCTTTCTTGAGAGCCATTTGTTTGATTCTATCAAGCTCTGCAATGTGGGTTTCATAATTAACTTCAAACTTCTTAAGTCTTTCTTCCTTTAATTCACCTACAAATTTTGCAACAAGTGGTGATAGTCTTGGATTCATAAGCTCTGAGCCTTCTTGTCTTGCCCTGTTATGACTGTAGCCCGCAAGCTTTGCGGCTTCCATCTGTGAGACTGGTCCTTCAGGTCCACCGAATACTATAAACTCGGCGAATCTTTTCTGCATTTCTGTTAATCTTTTTGGAACTCCCATGTTGACAATTTAAGGTAACTATCCTATAAAGTCAATATGAAAGATAAGAGAACATATAAAACTCGAAAGGAGCATAGCCATGATATGTCTTATGAAAATGAAGCTTCAATTACAAATGAAGGCAAGAGAACATATAAGGTAATTAAAAATATACCTGAAGAAAATGTAGTAATCATGGAAGACAGAGGAGAATTAGACTTAACATTGTTGCTTGAACAACATAAAAAAGAAATTTGGGAGTGGAAACAGAAAGAAGCTCAATGGATAAGAGATAAGAATCAATTAGAAGGCAACAAAAAAATTATAGAAGAGTTATCATCGCAAGCCCGGGTTAAACGATTAGATGATTCACTGGCTAATGCATTAGAAATTAATGAGGATCATCAAAGATATAATGGAAAATTACAAAAAAGATTAACAGAAGTCGAAGAGGATAATAAGAAGCTAGCAAAACAAATTGAAGATATAAATAAGAATAGAGTGGTCCTGTAATGCGTGTCCAAGATTTACAACAGTTTCTTACTTCCTTTACGGAAGGATCAGATGCAGTAAAGAATGCTGTAATATTTTGTGAAGTCAATGGCACATTATATGATGTGAGAAGAATGGAAGTGCATGAGAATCAGGCACCCATGGTTGGTTTCAAAGGTCATACTGCACATCGATTAGTTTTAAAAACTGAAAAACCGTCTTCAATAATTCTTCCCGAGAAACTACAAAAAGATTACTAATGCACGAGGTTGTAACCTCGATAAAGACATGGGTCCAGAGGCAAAATTATATCAAAAACTTCGAAAGAAATCGTCCGGAATTATTTGGACAAGGCTTGAAAACCTTAGCTCTCTTGGTGCTCCTGATTTGTTGGGCTACAATACTAATGGGCACTTTTTTACAGTTGAGTTGAAAGTTACCCGAGGTAATAAACTCAAATTTTCTCCGCATCAAATTGTCTTTCATAAAACACATCCGAAGAACACATTCATCATAGCCGAGGCCCGTGGTCCGAGGTCCTCGAAACTTATTCAAATGTTTTCTGGTTCACGGATCTTGGAGCTTGACGCTTGCGGCTTGGAGCTTGAAGCTTTGTGCGTGGGGCTTGAAGCTTGCTGCTTGAAGCTTGAGAGCTTGTAGCTTCTAATACTTCATTCCAGGGAACTGTTTCCTGAATGGCTTGGTCCTTGGACCCGTAGCCATGGTCCGTGGCCCATGAATCATGGATCCGGTTGATCACTGTCGGGCGTGAGCGGTAGGGCTTGCGGCTTGAAGCTTTGAGCTTCTTATAGTGGTTGGGGTGATAGTACATTAATGTTTACCGTATATAACACGTTTCGTGTCGCGACTCCAGCACTTCCTGCAATCCAGGCATTTATTGCCCTGCTTAGACGCCGGGCATGTCACTGATTCGTGGTCCGTGGTTACACCGGATGTGTAAGGCCACCATGACGGCGGCGTTGCTTGGTCGTTCATATGATCGGATAGTACTATTTTTAAATTCTTTGGAACTACATCAGGATCTAGAAGCTTGATGAACCGGGCTTCGCGGGTCGGCAGCCAGTGCAGCGTATCCGGGGTTCTGTTACATACTTCAAATATATTTGTTAAATGCTTGGCGCTCTGGAGGTCTCCCGAGTCATGCCACCTGAAGACTGGATCGTTGTCAATGAGCGTTACCATTGCATCCACCCACCGTGGATCGTGGAGCTTGGACAGTCGACGCCTGAGGGCTGCTTGTACATTGCCGAATCTATAACGGCCCTTAAGTGCATAACACCCGCTGCACGTGGAGCCCTCCACATCCACCAGCTTGGCGCCTGTAATGCATGCGGCAGCTGGCAGGTTGAACGACGGTCCAGGCATCTTAGACGGCGCGCTGAGTCCTCCAGTTATTTCTTTAGCTTCTTTTTTGAGCATGTATTATTTTTCTAGCATCTGTTACTGGGAGCTTTCCTCCTGCTGCTTCACATGCTTTAAGCATTTTTTCTAAAACTTCAATTTTAGTTTTTTTGCTTGTTTTTTTATTTAAGAATGTTTCTATTTTCATATGTCCCTTATAATCCTATTATCATTGCTTGTCAAGCGTCGCGCCTCGTTGGAATTGTTGGCCAGAAAAAATTATTGTGCCCATCTTTTGGGCTTGCAGCTTGACGCTTGGAGCTTGCAGCTTGGCGCTTCTTTCTTTTTTTCTTTTTCTTTTTCAACTTCAGGTTGTGCCGGGCTCGCTCTGCAGCGAGCCCAGTATTCCATGCAATGACCATTATCCTACTTTAAATCTCATGGGCTTTTGCTGCTCCGGGAACCAGTCACCGCAAGGCTCTAGATAGATCTTATGCAGCCCCGGGAGCTTGGCGTATTTCCTTCCCTATTCTTTTTTCATTTTAACCACAGCCGTGGCCAGCTGCTCATGGATGGCGTCCGGACAGATGGGCATCCCATCTGTCTCGTACGTGATTGTAAATTTATGTTTCAATCTAATACCACCATATATTGAGCGGCAAAATGTTTTTGGAACCAGTCCAGGCCAGCGCGCACCGTGTCCCAGTCTTCAAATTGTTCAGCCCCGATTATAGTATCGTAAACCGCGGCCGCGTATCCAGGCATCGTTGTTTCCTGCCCGCTGAAGCGATTCGCAATCTTAACTTCTTTTTCTGGGTAGGTTGGACAATTGAATGGCAGTGTGATTTCTTTGTCATGCCATTTAACTTTTGTTCTTTTAGGTTTTTCATGTTTCATATATTTCTTCTTTCTAAATTAATCCTACATGGACCAGGATCCGTTGTCAAGCTTGGAGCTTGAAGCTTGCAGCTTATTAAAATTTGGGCCTTCAACCAGAGGTTGAATTTTTTTCAACTTCAGGTTGAATTTTCCTGATCCCAGATCTACTCGGTATTAGCTGGAACGCGTCTAGAACTCCAGTAGCTGTTACCGCCCAAGTAGATCAGGGATCAGCTACGGCCTATCACAATATAAAAATACTGCTACGGGCTATCACTGTTCCCGGATTCATTGAACCACTACTACGATTAGGTTGTTCCATAGCTATCAACCAGCGCCCAATGAATCTGGGAACAGTTCTGATTGCTACATTGAATAAGTTTATGACTTTTCATCAGCACAACCAGAAGTTGTCCCAAGGACAGTTATTATTAAGCCACATATCCTAGGTGGCTCTATCATATATAATCCTATTGACATCAATGTCAAGATAATATAAAACTTTATTTTAACGAAAGGATAAAAAATGCAACAACAAAAAAGAATACGATTAAATACCGAGTTAAGAAATAAAATATCTAATCGTATGAGATTACACCTAGAACAAGAAGACACGCAAGAAAAAAGAAAGTTTGATGATTTGAGATTTGGCTTCAAAGAACTTCAAGATAAAACTTGGACACTTGCTGAAACTATTGTTAGAAAGCAATATCCACAGGAAGATTTGGACAAGGCACATTATCTTCAAAATAAATATGACAATGTAAATACTATCGCACCTGATAGCTGTTTTCATTTTGGGTATCTGGGTAAAGATGAAGATGGGAAAGAACAACACACAACTAAACATTTTGACTTTAAAATTGATGGTGACATTGATGGAGTAGACAGGCAAGGTGAGGACAGGAGTTATAGTTCTCAAGACTTTGCGTATGCTTATTTTCGTGATGACCTTAAAGGTCAGGAAAATTGTAATCCTGATATTAATGTTGAGATGAAAGATAAGGACAACAACCCTCACCAAAGAAAATTCCAAGACGCAAACAATAAATTTCTTGGGACATATAGTAGTGGTGATGATGGTAGAAATCGTTTCGCAAGAGATTGGAATGATGAATATAAACTTGACTTAATTGGTAGGGAATATTGTCGTGATAGACAAATGCCATGCAGTAAGTCAGAATATGATCT